TCATTTTTTATATCAAAAAAGTGTTTTTGTATTCGCCAAAGCCCACTAAAATCGTTAACTGAATAGTGTGGTTTATAAAAAAATAAATCGATCAGCGAATTTCGTATACCAACCAGTGGACGTAACGGTCTTTGAAAATAAAGTCGATCGATCGGGTTTTTGAAATAATCTTGTAAGAGTAACATAATTGGTATCATGAAAATCCACATTTTTTTCTGTTACTATAATAAATGCCAGATTATAAAGGAAAGGAATCTTACGCACCAGAACAAAACGATAAAATTAATACATTGGATAAAAGGTTTCTCGGTCTATCAGACGCTCAAATAGGTTTATTTGCTTTACCAACTATTGTTACGCTCGTACCATTGATTATGATTCTTCTTAATAAAAATGCGAGGTTTAACCCAATCATCTATATACCAGTAGCAATTGGGGCAATTCACTTGTACCATCACTATACACTCGCGAGATTACAAAATAAATATGTCTAATAAATATATATGCGTGTCAAATTAAAAAAAAGTTCACGATTTAATAAAAAGTTTAGTGTTACCTTTGAAAATGGGAAAACGGTCGATTTTGGTGCCAAGGGGTACTCGGATTATACGAAACATAAAAACCCCGAACGTATGCGTTTATACGTATCACGACACGGAGGTTCGGTTCCTTTTACGCTAAAAAAACAAACGGATATCAAACGTATTCATAAAAATATGCTCGATGTTTCTCGAAGCGATAAAGAAAACTGGACTACATCAGGTTTTTATACCGCGGGGTTCTGGTCGAGATGGCTCTTATGGAGTCACCCTGAAATTGAGGGCGCTAAGAAAGTTATAACTACGAAATTTGGTTTAACTTTTGTTTGATACCGCGCCTTTCGAGGTTGGCCTTTAGCGCCATCATTAAATTTGCGCGTGGTTCGAGTTTCACGGGTCTTTGTGGAGCCCGTGGTGGGACCGGTGGTCGTGGAACCTGTGGGGGCTGTGGGACCGGTGGTCGCGGGGCCTTTGGAGCCCGTGGTGTATCCGGTTCGAGTGAACGTAATAGCGATTTACACGTTCGTAAAAGTTTTTTTGATTCGCGGACCTGAATTTCCAAAGATGGCGCACGTCGTCTTTGAATTTTCATTTTAAGTTCATTTTCCGTAAGAGCAACACGTTTTCCCTTTACCTTTTTCGTTATACGAAGGCCGAGACGTTTTGCTTCATTTTTCAGGGTATCAATCTTCATTTATAATATATGACATTAAAAAAAGTCATCGGTTCTATACAATTTCGTCTGGAATGAACCTGTTTTACCTAAAACCGAGACAGCTTCATTACCATAAAGTTCTTGACACCCAATATCGTCCATACAATCGCGGTTATTGAGTGTTACCGGGAGTGGGTATATTTGCTCACCTGGTGTTGTCGTATAATAATGGTATTGATCACGTCGTCCCCTGACTTCTTTACCGTATAAAGGTAACGTCTCTTCGTCCGGGCCTACAAGAAGACCCATTTGTTGGACGTACCCTGGTTTATACTCCTTAATTGGCGGTTTGCGGAATTCGCGTTCCATTGGTATCTGAACCGGAACTTCGACCGGGACACCTACGGGTACACGGACCTGTTTATTAACAACGATAGGGTTACGTATTTGGTACACTATTACCGAGGCGAGAATGACGAGCGCGATGAGCAATATTTTTTGTTGCGTTTTAACCTTCATTTATATAACCAATTATTTTTTATTAAACAAGGGGCCTAAATCTATGCGTCCGAGTCTAAATTGTACAAGTAACCAAAGACCAAATAAAAGTGATTTTAACAATTTGTTTGCTTCATTATCGTCCATCTTATAAATTGGACCCACGACTCGACCAAAAAATGTATCATCCTTACTATTCCCCGTCACGTACATTTCCATTTGTGTAAGTGCGCACGTATCGTCATTTACCGACCAATGAAAAAATATAAACGGAACAAGAAGTGAGTAAAATTCGAGGTTCTGTTTATTCTTCATGAACGGAACAATCAACATCGTTATGAAAAAAAGTAAGTGAATGAAGAAAATAATGTTCATATCTATTAGTATGGACAGAGAAAAAATAAAACTTCCAAAAATATGGCACCCACAACAAGAAATCATCCTTAAATCGTGGGGTGAAGCCGCTGCCTGTTATAGATTCATGAACTATCAAGCATATCTCATGTATCAAAAATTGAGTATGCGGTTTACGTTACCAATTATCATTGTGAGTACGATATGCGGTACGGCAAACTTTGCTCAGGATACGTTCCCTTTATCTGTTCGTCCCATGGTTCCTGCGGCTATCGGCGGTCTAAATCTTATTACCGCAATCGCGACAACAATCATGCAATTTCTTAAAATTAATGAACTTATGGAAGGTCATCGTGTCAGTTCAATTCAGTACGGTAAACTATCGCGAACAATTCGTCTCGAATTAACACTCCCACTTGCCGAGAGAACACAAGACGGTACTACCATGGTTGAAAACTGTCGCGCGGAATACGATCGTCTTATCGAACAATCACCACCGATCCCCAACAGTATAATTCAGGCATTTGAAAGGGAGTTCCCAGACGATAACGTATTCTTCAAACCAGAAATCATGCATATACAACCTATCATACCGTTTAAGGCCATCGCGGAAAATTCTATCATGACAAAACTTAAACAGGCCGCCCCGGGAAGTGCGATAAAAAACGAATTAAAACACGAACTTGATGCGATACGCGGAACTGTTTCGGCAGTTAAGAGAACTATCGACGGTGTAGAAGAACGGAAGAGTGAGATAGCAAGTTTAAACACTAAGGGACTCGTAAGTTTGAAAGGTGATCTTATGAAAGAATTACGTAAGCGAACCGAACTTATGGAGGTCATTACAGAATCACCGAGAGACGATTCACAAGATACGCCACCATAATAAATAGAGTAAAGTTAAAGACTGTAATACACAAAAGGTAAGGGAATAACTTCCTTTTTAGAGGGTCTAAAACACGTGTTTGAAGTATATTATTTTCCATAATAATATCTAGAGCCTGAGTAGCAAGATCAGTATCTTCATTATCATTTGACATGGACTCCTTCGTTATAATACGAAGACAAAAAAAAGAAGATGGGATCACGCTTCACGACCGCGAAATACAAGATCTTAAAAGACTGTTAGAAGAAGGTAAGAATGTGTTTATATGTGGTGCGGCTGGAGTTGGAAAATCATATATTTTGAATCGCGTTCTCGATGAATCGAATAGTATAGAAATTTATGATGAAGTTTTAACCAAAAAAGATATCTATTTGGATACGATTAAAAACTCGAATGTATACGCCTATATTGAAAATTATGAAACCGATAACATGTATAAAAGTATAATAGATTCAGTATCCGAAGGTGGGTGGGTCACGAAGAGACCACTCGTCGTTACGTCCCAAAATGTACACGTTTTACCAAACTTTAAAATGTTATTTATACCTAAACGAAAACCGGAAAGTATAGAGCGACTTCAGCCCGGACACGTACGCGCACGTTTAGCCGCCGAAGAGTGTCGCGGAAATATACGAAACTTTTTTAGTTACCTTAATTTTACGGACGTAAAGGATATTTTTAAAACGTCTAAAGAGTTTATCGAGGAACTTTTGTGTACCCCATGCACTATAGATATAGAAGAAACAGTACACGAGCACGGACACATTTGGGATACGGTACACGAAAATTATCTCGATTCGGGAACCGACCATTATGATAAAATCATGGACAGTTTGGTCTCGGCCGATACGTACGATACCGAACTGTATAAGGGCGATTGGGATTGTATGCCCTATTTCGTTTTACACGCCATAAAAATTCCGAAACTATATATGAAAAATCTAATCAAACCGGAAAAGATACGTCCCGGGAGTTGTTGGACAAAGTTTGGAAACCAAAAAATGCGGTACCAAAAGGTTCGGAATATTCAAGCACGTTCAAATACAAAAATGGGACACCAAGAGTTTATGCTTTTACGCGAATATGCTTTACAAGGCGACGTCTCCAAATTTAAGGAATATTCGCTAACGCCCCAAGATTTTGATGTTATGAATCATTTATCTTTACAAAACAAACTCAAACAACGAGACGTGACTAAAATCAAGAAACTGATTAAAGATGATAGTCTATAATGAAATAATGACTGGTCCCGAACAAGAACACGAATTTAAAGTAACACGCGTTGTTGGTAATGAAATTCTCTATTACGGTGAAATTACAGGTGATGATATTTTAGAGTTTATAGAAGAATTTAAGAAACTCGAAATTGAACTTCTTAAAAAGAAAGCCGAACTCATAGGGTACGATCCGGTTATACGGATCCATATTTGTAGCGAAGGTGGCGATTTGTTCGTCGGACTAAGTGCTATGAATGTACTCGAAAAGGCCCGCGTGAAGGTTATTACTATCGCACAGGGGGTATGTTGTTCGGCCGCATCGTTCATACTTCTGGGTGGTCACGAACGACGTATTGGTAAGAATGCACACGTATTGATACACCAAATTTCAACGAACGGGTTCTGGGGTAAATACGAAGAATTGAAAGATGAAATGAAATCGTGTGATAAACTTATGAGTATGATTAAAAAAACATACAAAGAAAAGACGACAATCCCCGATGAAAAAATTAAGAAACTTATGAAACGCGATATTTATTTAGACCCGAGTGAATGTATTAAGTATGGCTTGGTACATTCGTGTGATTGAAATCCCGACTCCACCATTATCAGACCCCTACGGGGTCTGTCATTGGGGTCGTATTATCTTAACTACAGACCCCTACGGGGTCTGGAATCTATGTGTCTCTTATACAAACCAATTATGGTCGCAATTATAAGGAAAATGCATATCGTATTTGCGTTGAGCGGAATAATAGTGCCGTCTGGAGGCCTAAGTCGTTCCATCCGACTATAATCTACAACTGGAATCATATCTACTATAATGGAAACAATTTTTAAAACCGATAAAAACGGGAATCAAAGGTACACGTCTATCAGAGTTCAAAAACTCGCCGATGGTACTGCAAATATCATCAAAGCAACAGGTGTTGTTGACGGTAAAGAATCTATCTCAACAACACACGTTCCGCTCGGGTACGAAAGTGCGCTGAAACGAGCAAAAACCATATGTAAAAATTTACAGGTTCCCGATGTTATGCCGATGTTAGCAAACAAATGGGAAGATCGTAAAAAATATATTTCGGAACCGTTTTATGTTCAACCAAAACTCGACGGGGTTCGGTTACTCGTATCGAATAAAGGAGGTATTTCGCGTACGGGAAAACTCGTTCCCGGGACCGAGTATCTCGGTAAAGGTCTTAACGAAGGCGAATACCTCGACGGCGAGTGTTATGATCCTACAAAAACGTTCGAGGAAATTACGAGTTTGTTTAAGACCGACCCGAAACAACTCGATTTTTACGTCTTTGATTATTTC